CAAGCGTAAACAGCGCGGGACAATAAAAGAACCAGGGGGGCTATACCTATATGTAACAGTAGAATCTTATTTGTAACAGAAAAAAATATTTACTGTTACATAAGCGGACTTTGTTTTTCAATGTGTTTCGGGTGATTGTAACAGTGTAACAGTTGTAACAGTAAAAATATACTAAGCTCTGTATTTTTTCCTGATGTTTTGTTTTCCGGCAGTTCGGGACCAAAAGGCCGCGGGTTCGAATCCCGCCACTTCGACCACACGAAAAGCCCGGAGGATCAATGTCTCCGGGCTTTTTCATTTTCTGAAAATAACATTAAAATTGCAAATTATCGCGCAAAAATGGGAGTTTTGTGCAAGAAAGAAAGCCCGGAACCGTTGAAAATCAATGGTCCCGGGCTGGGAGAATTGGGAGTGATGGATCCATGTTATCCTGGCGTGGTGATCAGCAGCTGCGGAACAGACGGTCAGCTGACGGGTGTGCTGCCAGAACCTTCATCTGGATCCTCCGCGGATAGATCGGTTGGGTGGACGACTTCGGTGAGGAGGTTGTCCATGGTGGCAGCGGAATCCTGATCACGTGGCGGGAGCGCGTCCGCATATACGCGGAGGGTGACGGACGGATCCGAGTGACCCATGCGGGCAGAAACGGATGCGAGGTCCATGTGCTGCGCGAGAAGAATGCTGGCGTGGACGTGGCGCAGGTCGTGATAGGTGACGCCCTGGAAGCCGTGGGCATCCGCGAAGGTACGGAACCATTTGCTCGGCGTGTCCTTATTTACCCGGCAGCCGTATCGGTTGTGTATGATCCAGCGGAAGGTTTGCCACTCCTGAGCGCCTGCGCGGGCGAGGGCTGCCGTCTTCGCTGCTTTTTTCTCCCTGGTGGTCATGTGCTCGGGAAGATCCGCGGGATCGTCTTCCATGGCTTCCTGCGACATCATGACATCGTCCCACATGGCATCGTGCAGGATCCGGATCATGGAGTGCGGCAGCGTGATCACACGGTCGCCGGCATCCGTCTTCGGTCCGGCGATGAAAGCGCCGTCGTCCGGCGTGTACTTCAGGGCCTGGCTGATGCTGATCGTCTCCTGATCCCAATTGACGGACCAATACTGAAGGGCACCTACTTCTCCCAGGCGCAGGCCACAGAGCATAGCCAGGAGAACAGAAAGACGGAGCTGCTGCGGGGCCTCGGTGAAGATCAGCTGCAGCAAATACCGGATATCTGTCTCCGGGAGGGTTTTGACCTTCTTTTTCCTTTTCTTCGGACGCTGGACGCGTTCCATGGGATTATATTCGAGGATTCCCTGGCGGACTGCTGCAGCCAGCATGGTCTTTACGCAGCCATAATAGAGCAGGACGGTTTTGACGGAGAGCGGCTTGTTTTGCTGTGATTCGGTGATTAACTTTTCGCCGGATCTGCGCGGACGCTTCAGATCCGTCTCTTCCATGCGGGTGCTTTTTCGTTTATCGTGCCGGAGCTGGTGCATCCAGTCCGTGAGGATGGCGGGGGACAGATCCGTGAGGAGATAACCACCCAGCTGCGGGAGGATCCGGGAAGACAGCAGATATCTGTAATTATATACTGTGACCGGGCTGGCGTCATCATCCAGGTGTTTGGTCAGCCAGATTTCTGACCATTGTCTGACAGTGTAATCTCCGGATGCTTCACCGGCCAACCGGCGTTCCAGCTTCTCGAGTTCGCGCTGGGCGTCGCGGCGCTGGATGGATTCCGGCAGGGATGGATCCATGCGCAGCGTCATCCGGACCGGCTGCATCGTGTCGCCGACCTTTACCTGGGAGACGATCCGCCAGGAGTTTTTTCCGCGTTTTTCGATATAACCCATGACGGCCTCCATGAAAAAATATTTTAGTAGGTGGGGTGTATGTCTTTTTTTCTGTTACACTGTTACATTTTGGATTTTATGTTCAGAAAAGCAATATAAATCAATGGTCTCAGTGTGTAACAGTTTTTAGAATTTTGGTGTAACTTTCCTGTTACACGGGCCTTTTTTTCTGTTACACAGGCACAGATCAGTATTCCATGGTGACTTCGCAGCCGTAGGAAATCCGGTTCCCGTCTTCATCCTTACCGCCGCCGATGATCCTGGCTGACGTGACGGAACAGGTGGCGACGTGATCCTTTGCGTTTTTGACCTTAGTGATTGATGCTTTCGGGACGTTGCCGATCTGGTAGCCATTCGCGAGAACAGCATAGGCAAGCTCGCCATTCCAGGTTGTTTCCTCGATCGTTACGTCCAGATCATCAGGATCCAGATCTTCTGCATATGGAGCATCGCCAAATTTCAGGGCTCGCAAGATTTCCTGGCGGCTTGTTCCGTCATCATTGTCAAATGTGACGCCGGCGACCCGGAAGGTGACTGTGCCGGAGTCATTCGCAGCGGGTGCCGGCGCAGCTGCACGCTGCAAACTCTGAACTACTTTTTTATTCGGACGGGTGAGCCGGCGGACGGACCAGATGGCGATCAGTACAAACAGAACAGCGATGATAACAAGCGTTTCCATGAATCCGATGATCCGGAAACCATGGAAAAGAAACTGTACAACCAAAAAGGCCCAGGCTACTAATGACAGAAAGATAGGAAACATGTGACATCCTCCATCAAATAATGATATAATTGCAACCACGTGAGTAGTATGGATGGTCCATCAGAAAGGATAATAAAAATATGACCAGGGATGAAATTATTCAGCGAGTGCTTCTGATGGATCAGGAGCAGCTGCAGCAGGTGAAGATATTTCTTGACCAGCTTCAAGGCCTGTCAGAAAATCAGACAGACGAACAAGAGCAGGATCCGGGAGCTGCTGGATCCGATTGATGATCTCCAAGCGAGTCCCATCGCCGTCGGCGGTGGGACTTTTATTATTTTTGGCGTTTTCGGTCCGGCCGAGCAAATAATCCACAGAAACATCCAAGCGATCAGCCAGGGTAGAGATGGTGGTGTGGGATGGCATCCTTTCACCGGATTCCCAGAATGCAATGGTACGCTGAGAAACGTTGGCGAGCTCACCAAATTTTTCCTGGGATAATTTTAATTCTTTTCTGATGGCGGCAATGCGCTGCGGGAACATCATGCAACCACCTCCTGTTCTAAATTTTAGCACAGGGAGTGCATATAAAAAATGAACTAATTGTTCATAAAACACTTGACAATCCAGAACTATATGTTCTAAAATGGAACTCCACCAGAACGGGAAGGGGTGAAAAGATGAACAATAAGAGCAGTGCGGGTGCTGAGATGGCCAAGCTGAGAAAGGAAAAAAAGCTGACGCAGGCAGAGCTGGCTCAGATCTTAGGTATATCGCAGCGAATGGTTGCAGCGTGTGAAGCGAACGAGCGCAGACCGTCGCCGGGACTTGCGCAGCGGATCGGCGCGGAGCTGGGACTCAGATGGACGGATTTTTTTGACACAAAGGAGGAGTGAATGATGGCGGAGCAGAGAGCGGAAAAGATGACAGGATTCATCGTGCAGCGGAAGGACGGGACGGTGTACGTCGGAAGCGGATACGCGGGGCCGGGGAATCCGGTGCCGTACTGGGAGCCGACCGGAAAGGGCCTGGATGCTGCGAAGGTGTACAAGACCCAGCGCGGAGCGCGGGAAGCCGCGGATAAGCTGGGCGGGATCGTGGGGGTCGTGGAGCTGGACGGAAACGGGAAGCCGGTCAACTGGCTCGGGTATGCAATCAGGCTGGGAAGCTGGAACCGATACGCGGTCTATGGCCGATGATGTGAAAAGCGACAACGTTGACGCTTTTGAGGAGGAAGAAGAATGAGACTGCCAAGGATTCGGAAAAGGGACAGGATGGATCGCGGGATCTGGTATGTGTTCAATCGGAAGACGGAAGACGAGTTTGCCGAGTGCTCGGTCTGCGGGCGCGAGGTGCTGCCGGAATTCATAGCCGGCGAGGACGTGATCGGCGTGAGCGTTACGTATCCGGAGCGCTGCCCGGGATGCGGCGAAACGATGACCGGGACGATGACAGCCGAAGATGTGGACGCGGAAGCGAAGCGCGGAGCCGTTGACGGATAAGGGCTGCGGGAAATCCCAGGGAAATGCCTGGGAAATTGCGGAACCGTTGAGGGATAAGGGCTGCGGAGGATGATTCGAAAGCGACAACGGCGATGCTTTTGAGAGACGAACAGGAGGGCAAGGGAATGAAGAGCAGGAAGCTGCGGGAAGTAAAGAAGGGCGAGTTTTTCCGGCTGAGGGAAAGCGAGACGGCGCCGGTATGGATGAAGACCGGATGCTGGAGCCGGACGGGCGGAAAGCTGAAGTATGAATGCGACCAGGTCGAGGACTGCGGGAGAAGCAACTGGTGCAGCGCGGACCGGATCGTGTTTGTCGGGTTTACATACTAAGGAGGGCGAGGATATGTATCGGGGATTAATTGACAACCTGGCTTTTGTGTACGGGTTCCTGTACAAGGGGCGCGGGCGTTTGGACGCGGAAGAGATGCGGATGATCGCCGACGGGGCGCACACGATCACAAAAAAGGCGCCGGTGGTGCTGGGCGGCCGCGGGGAAGAGTCGGCGGATGATAAAGCGGATCTGGCTGCGGCGCGGAATATGGACAAGCAAATCGAAGAGGCGACGATCTTCCTGACCAACCTGGAGATCGTCTGATCCTCAGAGGAGGGAAAAGGATGCTGGTGGAGTTTCGCGGGGCGCGGGTGGAAACAGATCTCGAGGGCGAGAAGGAGTACCGGGACCGGGGGCCGATCTGGATCGAGACGAAGGCAGTGATCGGCATCTATGAGCACACGATCGTCACGGAGCGGCGGAACTTTTTCGTGATGGAAACGGTGCCGGAGATCATCGGGCGACTGCAGCCGAAGGACATGAACGCGTTCCTGGACAGGGCGATCCGGAACGGCGGGATCGCGGAGGCAGCGGACGCGAAGGCCGAAAGCTGGAAAGAATCGCTGAACGAGATCCGGAGAGGATGATCCGAATGGTCCGGGCGGATGGCCACGCCCGGAGAGCGACGCATGGAAGCGGCGCGGGGATGGGGATCCGGAAGAAGGCCGCCCTGAGAGACGCCTTCCGGAGATGCTGCAATTTTGCAGCATCGCGGGTGAAATCGCTGCGAAAGCGCAGCAGGAAGAACGCGCTGCGCTTTCGCAGCGGAATGGCCAGACGCTGCCGATCAGCAGCGGAACGGGAGGATGCGCTGCCGTTTGGCAGCGGGCAAGGAAGCAAGGAAGGAGGGCCGCGGGGATGGAGCTGAGGCAGATCCTGAATATGCTGCAGGGCGTGAGCGGCCCGAACGCGAGCGGGGAGTATACGGCGAAGTGCCCGGCACACGAGGATCACACGGCGAGCCTGACGGTGACGGAGAAGGAAAGCACGAAGGACGGGAAGCGGAAGATCTATCTGTGCTGCCACGCGCACTGCGACAACAAGCGGATCATGGAAGTGCTGCGGATCACGCCGAAGGACCTGATCGTCAACCCGGATCCGGACGGACGATGGAAGGGGAACCGATCCGGGAGGCAGGGGGCCGCGCAGGGTGACAGTCCCGCAGTGCGAAAGGATTCGCACAGGGGACAGTCCCCCGGCGCGGCGCCGAGCGACCGGGACGCGCCGCCGGAGGTGGATCCGGAGACCGGCGAGATTATCCGGGGCGTTACCGTGCACACCATGAAGGGCGAAGGCGGGAACGGAAGCCAGGGCGGCGGATCCGGAAAGAACGGCTCAGGTGGGAACGGAAGCCAGGGCAAGGGGAACGAAAGTCAAGGCAGAACCGGAGGCCAGGGCGGGTCCGGAAGCAGCGCGGAGAAGAAGGAAGAGCTGAAGATCGACTGGGCGCACCCGGACAAGGTTTACAGCTACCAAGGGCCTGACGGGGCCGAAGTGTTCCAGGTCGTGCGGTACCACTACCTGAACGCGGAGGGGAAAACCTTCCGGCAGCGCCGGTACCTGCCCGGGGATGAAAAAGCGAACCGGGACGGATACGTCAACAGCGTGACGGACGAGCTGCGGGACACGACGATCTATAAGCTGCCGGACGTGATCCGGGCGATCGCGGACGGGAAGCCGGTGTACGTGGTCGAGGGCGAAAAGGACGTGGAGACGCTGAACCGGCTCGGGTTCTGCGCGACCTGCAACGCGGGCGGGGCCGGCAAGTGGCGGGACGGCCACAGCCGGAAGCTGCACGGAGCGGACGTGATCATCCTGCCGGACTGCGACACCGCCGGGAACGAATACGCCGGACAGAACCATGCCTACGACGTGGCCGTGAAGCTGAAGAACGAGGCGCAGCGGGTCCGACTGGTGGACCTGAAGGCCGCGTGCCCGGAGATCCCGGAGAAGGGCGACATCAGCGACATGGTGGCGCTCATGGGCGACGTGAAAGCGATGGACGCGCTGGCAAAGCAGGTTGCGATGACGCCGGACTTCGACCCGAACGACGTGCCGTTCTGGCTGACGCCCGCCCAGCAGGCGGAACGGCTGTACCGGGCGGTGCCCGGGTACGGGGTGAAGGACGGGTGCATCGTACAGGTCAACGGCGACACGACGAAGGCCCTGACGGACTTTTTCGTGATTCCGCGGCAGGAGCTGATCCAGGACGACGGCGTGGGGCAGAGCCTGAGCTTCGTGCTGGACGGATGGAACAGCAACCAGCGGAAGCTGGGGAGGGTCACGATCCCGGCCGGAAGCCTGGACAGCATGGACTGGGTGACCAAGAGCTGGGGGCTGCGGGCCAGCCTGACACCCGGGAGCACGGTGAAGGGTAAGGTGGTCTGGGCGATCAAGAAGGTCGGACAGGTGACAGCCAGGCGGGTGACCGAATACACCCACAGCGGCTGGCGCCGGATCGGCAGGGACTGGTGCTACCTGTATAACGGCGGGGCGATCGGGAAGGACGGGATCACCGTCAACATGGGCGACAACCTGAGCGCCTACCGGCTGGACGGGAGCGGCGCGGAAGGATTCGACCAGATTCCGTATCCGGAAGCGGCAAAGGTGAGCCTGCGGATCCGGGACGCGATGAAGGAAGAGATCGGGACCGCGCTGCTGGGAACGATGTACCTGAGCCCGCTGCGAGAATGGCTGAGCCAGAGCGACATCACGCCGGCGTTCGTGCTGTTCCTGTACGGTCCGACCGGCAACCATAAAACGACGGCCGCGGCGCTGGCGATGGCGCACTTCGGGAACTTCCACGCGAAGAACCCGCCGGCCAGCTTCAACGACACGAGCAACATGATCCGGGAGAAGGCGTTCCTGGTGAAGGACATGCCGCTGCTGGTGGACGACTTCCACCCGGTGAGCACGCAGCAGGAACGACGGCAGCGGGACGGAACCGCGCAGACGCTGAGCCGGAGTTTCGGCGACGGCAGCGACCGGGGCCGGCTGAACGCAGACGGATCAGTGCGGGCGAAACACCCGCCCAGGAGCGTGGCGGTGATCACGGGGGAGGATCTTCCTTCGATCGGCGCCAGCGGATTAGCGAGGTATTTCATTTTGGACATCGATAAGGGCGACATCCCGATCACCGAAGAGCTGACGGAGCTGCAGGAGCTGGCCCGGAAGGGATACCTGCAGCGGGCGATGCGGGGATATATCCAGTGGCTGATGAAACAGGCGGACAGCATGCCGGACTGGCTGCGGGATCTGTTTTACCAATTCCGGACAGAGGTCCGGGCCGAGAGCGAGGGCCAGCACGACCGGGCGCCGGAAACGGTGGCCTGCCTGCTGGTCGGATATTTCATGATGCTGAACTACTTCCGGGACCTGGGGATCATTACGACGGAAGAGGCGGCGCGGATGCAGGCGCGGGCCCGGCGGCAGCTGCTGGGCGCGAGCCGGAAGCAGGCGGCAACGATGGACGCCGAAAAGCCGACGCGGATCTTCCTGGACGGGCTGAGCGAGCTGCTGAACAGCCGGCAGGCCAGCGTGGTGGATCTGACCGCGGACACGGTGAAGGAACCGTACCTGAGCGAACAGATGGTCGGATACCGGGACGCGGACTACTACTACCTGCTGCCAAACCTGGCGTTCCGGGCGGTGGCGAAGCTCTGCCGGGAAGAAGGCACGGAGTTTCCGGTCAGCCTGAAGGCCCTGTACAAACACCTGCGGACGGACGGGGTGATCGAGGTCCCGGAAAAGGGCGAAGACATGACAAGGCTGAAGCGGGTCACGATCAGCGGCGTGAGCAAGGCGGTCCGGGTGTTCTGGATCCCGGCGGAGCTGATCAGCGGCCCGAAGGCGATCCAGGAGCAGATGAAGATGACGGACGTGACCGGACAGGTCGATCATCCGTTCTGAACGTGAAACCCGGGCGAAGCAAAAGCCAGGCGCGGAGCCCGAGGAAATAAAATGATCATGGAGGGATGAACATGACGATGCTGGCAAGGAAAGAAGAAGGACAAATTCTGACGATCGAGGGGTACGAGGCGCGGATCGCCCTGTACAAGGAACAGATCGGGACCGGGTACATCGGGATCGGGCGGACGCTGAACGAGGCGCGGACCTCCGGCCTGGTGTCCCACGGAGACTGGGAGAAATGGGTCACGAGAACGACCGGGCTCACGATCCGGCAGGCGCAGCGATGCATGCAGGCGGCGAACGAGATCCGGGACGGCAGCGCGATGGCGCGGCTGGAGATGAGCAAGGCGCTGATGCTGCTGAGCAGCGGGCTGGAGGAAGAGCAGCGGGAAGAGATCGCGGAGAGGGCCGCCGGAGAGGGGACCACCGTGAGGGCGCTGCGGGAAGAGATCCGGCAGACAAAGCTGAAGCTGGTGCAGGAGACCGGCGCGGCCGCGGAGATCCGGGAAGAGTTAAGGAAGACGGAGGCGCAACGGGATCAGATCCAGGCGCAGATGAAGGCGACGATCGGCGCATTCCAGGCTCGGCTGGACGTGGAAACGGCCAGTGCATATGAGCGTGGGAAGGATGACGGCGCGATTGACAGCCGGCGGGAGCTGGCCGCGATGGAAGCGGACCTGACGGAATCCAGACGGGCCCAGGAGACTATGGCGAAGGCGGCGCGGGAGGCCAGGGTTAGCGCAGAGAAGGAAGCCCGTGAAGAGATCCGGAAGGAATTCGAGGGGAAGCTGGAATTCAACCGGGGACAGATCGATACGCTGCGCGCCCAGCTGCGGAGCGCGAAGGACGACCTGAAACGGGTCGGAGACGAACAGAGCAAAGCCTGGGACCAGGGGTTCGCGGCCGGGAAGAACGAAGCGGAGAAGCTGCGGGCTGAGATCGAGCAGATCGAGCAGGAGCTGGAGAAGCAGATCCGCGGGAACCTGGACCTGCACGAGGAGCTGAAGGCCGCGGAAGCCCGGGAGGCGAAACGGGCCGCACAGCTGGAGGAGATGAAGAAGGAACGGCAGAGCCGGGCAATGAACGACGCCCGCGGGATCCGCGCGAGCGGGCCGGACGGGCTGGACCTGACCGCAGCGGTGCGGGAATTCATCGGGCGCGCCGGCGTGCTGCCGCAGATGGGCGCGCAGCTGGCCGGGATGGAGAAGGACGAGCTGGACGCGATCGCGCTGCAGGTGGAGACCGTGGCACGGTGGGTGGACGGCAGCCGGGAAGCGCTGAAGACCGTGCAGGGCTTCGGCAGCGTCGTGTAAGGGAGGCGGACGGGATGAACGATATCATTCAGGAGCCGAACGTCTGCGGAAGCTGCCGGGGATACAACCGGAAGAAGGGCCGCTGCGGAAACGTGACCAGCACCTGGTACCGGGAAGACCGGCATCCGGCAGAGATCGCCTGCCCTGCCTGGGAATCGCCTGCAGAAGTGAAAGAGGCCGCAGGACCGGTCGATGCGGGCGCCGTGATCCGGCAGGAGGCGCTGCCGGAGAAGACGGAAGCCGGGCAGATGCTGGCCGCGATCCGCAAGAACATGGAGGACGCGGCCCGGCAGATGACGCTGCTGGCGGACATGATGCGGGCAACGAACGAGCGGATGAGTGCGATGGAGCAGGTGATCCGGACGCTGGAGAAGGTGACGCCGCAGCAGACCAGGGAGATCAACCGGGCGATCATGGACCGGGCGAAAGAGATCTGCGAGGAATACCGGATCCCCGGAAAGGACCGGGCGGCAGCCGGCGCGATCCGGACGGACATCCGGCTGATGACCGGGACCAAACTTGTGAAGGAGATCGCCCGGTGCGACTACAAGACCGTGCTCAGCGCGATTTTGGACTGGGACAACTACGAGAAGATCCAGGCGATCCGGAAGAGGGTGAGCACATGACGGAAACCGAAAAACGGGCGAAGCTGGAAGCGTTCGGAATGAAATATAAGGCCGGAGAAGCCACGAAGACTGCGGAAGTGACGACCGGGGGCACGGTGCCTCCAGTCGGGATCCCGCGGACGAACCCGACGCGGCCGGAGAACGAGTTCATGATGAACCTGATGATCCTCCGGAACACGCTGGCGAAGAACGCGCCGGCGATCCGGGAGCGGGCGAAGCGGGCCGGCAGATGGACCTGGCGGGACATCCGGCTGATGTTCGCCCTGGTGAGCAAGGTCCAGGACCAGCTGCTGGAAACCATGCCGGCGAGCCGGGACGACTATTACCGGGCCTACGCCCGGGGCGGGCACTACGAGCTGGTGATGAACGGGCCGGTCCGCGGGACGCGGTACGTGCTGGTGAGCGACCGGCACCTGGCCGCGCTGACGGAGGCTGCGATGGAGAGCGAATGCGTGATGTGTTTCCGAGAGGGCAGCGAGATCGGGAAGTGCCCGCTGCGGGCCGCGCTGCTGGAATGCGCGCCGCCGACGCAGCTGCAGGACGGTCTGTGGCAGCGGTGCGAATACCGGCAGGCCGCCAGCCAGGTGCTGAACGATCAGGAGGTTACAATATAAGCAATGACGCTTTAACTAAATTGGGGGTGTAACAATGGTACAAATCAAAAAGCACACTGAGGGAGATTCAAGAGTTGCGAAAGAACTTCCTACATTTAGAGATTTTAACAACGCTAATGATGCTCACCGACAAGATGTTGTTAATCTTGTGGGAGAATTTTGCAAACAGTTAGAAGAAAAAGCGAGGAGACATGATTGGACAAAAGTTGAAGAACCTTACAGATCAATGTTTTATCGTGATCTGTGTGCAACAATTGAAGGAAGAATGAACTTCGTGGATGGCGAGTGGGCCGACCTTCACTATAACAAACTTGAACGTCACCACTTGAAACGGTATTGCCGTGATGATGTGAATATGTTTGATGTGATAGAGATGATTTGTGATTGCGTTGCCGCAGGAATGGCAAGAAGTGGGGAAATATATGATGTTGACATTCCTGCGGAAGTGCTGACAAAAGCAGTGAAAAATACCGTTGAAGTCCTTAAAAGAGAAATTTATGTTGTGGATTAAAGGCAGAAATGACGCCTTAAATCATAAAGGAGTGAAAAGAAATGAATGTATTTCCTGAGAGTCTGAAAAAATTTGCTGAAGAAAAAGACGTAACACTGAGAGAAGTTGCCGAGAAAATCGGCGTGTCGGATGTGCGGATGTGCAAGATCATGGAAGATCAGACACCGTTAAGACCGATGGAAATAATCAATCTATTACTTTACTTTGACTGCAAGCCAACAGAACTCTTTGGAAATATGTTTGAAGGATTCTTTGACGATTAGAACTTAAAGGAGTGAATGATATGGAAGAGAGAATAAAGTTCAAATCATTTCATAGGTTTACGGGGGTTCTATACGATTGGCACAATGACCCTTATTGTGGTGAACACTATCAGATGTCCATTACAGATGGTAAAGGGAAAGAAGTTTTGCATAGCTACAACGCAAAACCAAAGACAGTAGAAGAACTGAAGGATGTTGTGCTTGCTGTTCAAAAAGAAATCGAAATTGCAAGGCATGAAGAAAAAGAACGGGAAAAGGGATGGAAACAGCAAGAACTCATTCGGACACAACAAGAAGCGAAACAGAAAAAGGATAGTTTCAAGGCATTAAAAAAGGAAATCGGAAAGTATGTTATCCGGTATAAAGCAGGAGAACGGTGGAAAATCTTGTTCAAAGATGGAGAACCATTGCAATTTGAAACAGCTTCAGAAGCGAAAAGCCATATAGAAAAACTGAAGTTATCTCATCCAGAGTTTTAGTTTAAGCAAAGAAAATGGCTTTTCAAAAATAACATGGTTTGAAAAGGATTACTAACTTAAAGGCGGCAATGACGCTTTAATACAGGAGGAAGCATGAAAACAAAAAGGCATGAACTGAAGATTCTACCGGAATATTTTAATGCTGTCATTTGTGGAGAAAAGACATTTGAGATCAGAAAAAATGACCGTGACTTTCAGCGTGGAGATACTGTATGCCTGATGGAATATGACGGGTTATACAACACGTTCACAGGACGGCAACTGCTTATTGAAATCACATACGTTTTGAACGGTGATGAAAACACGGAGAAATATGGACTAAAGAAAGGATACTGTGTTTTCTCGTTCATCATGAAATGGTGACTTAAAGGCGGCGAAGATGAAAGTATATCAGAGTTGGAAACGGAACAAGCCTGACACAATGACCGGGGAGAGCATTACCGTTACCATTGTCTACAGTAGTTTTGACATAACAGAGATAGACGATTTGCAGAAGAAGATGCCAAAGGGAGTGCTTGTGATGGACACGAAACGAATGGAAAAATTCGATTTTGGAACAACAACGGTTGCGACTTAAAGGCGGCAATAAGGAAGGTCGGTGAAGTGAATGGACAGAGAGAATGCAATCAAAGCGGTTGAGGAAGTCTTTGACTACTGGTTAGAGCAACATAGATGTTTACACCCATTAGCGTTGGAAGATGTTCTGCAGTTGAAAGCTGATGCCCTTGCACTGCTGAAAGAGCAGGAAGCGGTTGTGCCGATTCTGAGACGTGAAGGACGAAACAAGTATTACAACGATTACGTATGTCCTCGCTGTGATAATGAAGTTGTTTATGAGCAGAATTATTGTTCAGAATGTGGCGTGGAATTTATGTGGGAAGGTCGGTGAAGTGTGAATGAGTCTTGAATTTGTAAACAGGATTTGCCCAAATTGTAAGAATCCGAACTATATGGTTTTGCTTGGGGATCTTTCAAAAAGATACAAATACAAATGTATAAATTGCAACAGATACTTTAACGACATTGATTTTGAGAAAGAACCACTTCGGCCTGTCTGGAAAAGCGAATGCATGAATGCAAAAGTAGATATGGTTGAAGTAGTCCGGTGCAAGGATTGCAAACACGGAAGTCTGTACTGTACAGAAGATGTTTGTGGCGAAACGCTGATTGAGTGCAATCGACCAGACCTTGGTGATGTAATTGAAATTCATGGGTGGAAATGGTTCTGTGCTTACGGGAATCGCAAATGACGCAATGATGCTTTAACTAAACAGGAGGATGTATGAAAGAGTCATTGTGCAGATTGAAAACTAAAGAAGAATTGAAGAAAGATATTCAAAGCAAAATGGTCGAACTGTATCAAGAACGGCAAAAAATTTCTGTTGAATATAGAGAAAAAGTCAAGAAAATTGATATTGAATTATCTGAACTTGATTACAAACTGATGAGTGGAAAATATTGACTTAAAGGCGGCAATAATTAAAATGGAGGGCAAGGAAATGGGAGACAAAGGGAAGTACATCGTGAAGGTGGAAGCAGCGGAAGGATGCAACCCGGAATACGCGCCGGATCAGCGGATGCAGGAGGGAATCCCGTGTGGCGGGTTTCTGCTGCTGATGTTTAACGAGGATGACGAACCGCAAGCTGAGAACATGATGCAGATCAGCGTGGAAATGCTCGCGCGGCTGCTGAGGAAAAGCGAAAGCAGCCTGGCGCCGATTATCCGGCAGGCCTGCGCGATCGCGGAAGGATACCTGAAGGCGCAAGAGATCGATGTGAAAAAGCGTGCGATGGAAGGCGCAGACAGTATAGCGGGCAGTATATTCGAGTTTCTGAAGACAAATCTGGGAGGCAGAGGATGAATAAACATTATATCATCGGGAACCTGGTGCGGGATCCGGAGACGGGGACGACGGAGAGCGGGATCGGCTGGTGCCGGTTCACAGTGGCAGTGAACCGGAAATACAAACGGGACGGACAGCCGGAGGCGGACTTCATGCAGGTGACAGCCTGGCGCGGACTGGGAGACAGCTGCGCGAAGTACCTGGCCAAGGGGAAGAAGGTGGCGGTGATCGGCGAATCCAGGGCCGGCGCCTGGACCGGACGGGACGGGCAGGCACGGGGGCAGATCGAGATCACGGCGGACGACGTGGAGTTCCTGAGCCCGGGCGGAAGCGGGACCCGGGAGCCGACGGACGCGGACGCGCCCGGGGCAGCCGCTCCGGCTGTGGATCCGGCGAGCGGGATGGCCGTGGTCAATCCGGAGGATCTGCCATACTGAAAGGATGGGTGAGACACGGGGACAGGCCCCATGTGCGACAAGTCGCACACAGGTACGGTCCCCATGTCTCACGCAAAAGCGACAACGTTGACGGTTTTGGGGAGGGACAGGCATGGAAGCGATGACGATCCTGCGGCGGTGCAGGCGCAGCGCGGAGGATATCGAGCGGCTGGAGAACCAGATCTGGCGCCGGCGCGACGCGATCGGAAGCCAGGCGCCGCAGATGGATCCGAACGGCGGGAGCCGGGGAACCGGAGATCCGGACAAGATCGGCTGGATGGTGGCCGACCTGGCGGACGTCGAGCGGAAGCTGGAAGAGCGGAAAGAAGAAGCCGCCGTGGAAACCGCGAGCAGCTGCGCGCTGCTGGACATGCTGCCCGACCTGGAGAGCGATATCCTGTACCGGTATTATGTCAAGCGGATGACGGTGCCGCAGATCGCGCACGCGAAAAAATACCAGGACGGATATCTCCGGAAGCGGAAGCGGGCCGGCGAGGAGCTGCTGGGACTGATCAGCGCGGAGCGGGTCCGGGGCACGCTGCCGAGATGGTACCTGGAGAAATACGAGAAGGAGGACTGGACATGACGGAGCGGAGGTTCATGGGAACAGAACACAATGTGGACTGCGGGACCTGCATCCACCGGAAAGAGTGCCCGCGGGCAGAGGAAAACACGTTCTGCGGGAAGTGGCAGAGCAAGGAGCCGCAGCCGCGGGGTGAGGATCCGAACGAGCTGTGGGTGAAAGGGGAAGAAGTTGAGCTTTAAGATGAATGAGGGGACAGGCCCCATGTGCGACAAGTCGCACACGGGTACAGTCCCCCCGTTCGCAAAAAAGCCGGCCGAAAGGCCGGGTTTTTTCATGAGCGTATATATAGGAAGAAAGGAACGTCGAGGAACGCTCAGGGAACACCGAGGAACGCAGAAGGAACACCGAGGAACGCAGAGGATAGGTCCAGGAGCGTTTAACCGTGCTATAATGGCAGCGTCGAAAAGAGGGCCGAGCGATAGGACGGCGGGGCGGACTGAAGCAGAGCAGGATGCCCGCATGAGCTGAACGCGACGACACTCTCTTTTTTTCGGCTTCTTTCCTTGCCCTGCGCCGCGGCCTTCATCCCACCGCGGCGCTCTTTCATGCGGCAGGTAAGGAAAGATCCTTTTCTTCATGAGGCGCACCGGGGACCCCATAGCCCGGCGCGCCTTCCTGTTTTTTGGAGGGATGAGATGGAAAACAAAGAGAGCAATCCGTTTTACCACCGGGTCGCCTGGAAGCGGGCGCGGGAAGAAGCGCTGCGGAGGGACCGGTACATGTGCCAGGACTGCATGGAGCGGTTCCGGGCCGGGTACGGGATCCGGCCGAGGCGGGCGACGATGGTGCACCATATCCAGCCGATCGAGGAACGGCCGGACCTGGCGCTGCGGCTGGACAACCTGGTCAGCCTGTGCGACGAGTGCCACAACAAACGGCACCCGGAGAAAGCCGGGAAGAAGTACGGAAAGAAGGAGACGGAGAAGCCCGCAAAGATGCGGGTGATCAGGGTATAGGGCAAGGGAGGATGATGGGATGAACATGGAGCTGCGGGACGAACACTGGCAGCGGATCACGGACGAGAAGGCGCGGGGCATGTATGACCGGCTCTGCGACGCCTGCGACCGGCGGCCGGACGGAATGACGGACGCGGATCAGATGCTGGTGGCGGACGTGGCGCTGGCCGAGCAGCTGAAGGGCCTGTATCTGGAGGACATCGCGCAGCGCGGGATCGGCCAGGAGCGGTCGAACGGGCGCCAGCGATACTGGCAGGAGAACAAGAGCCCGGCGCAGATCCGGGCGCTGAGCGAGCAGCAGCGGAAGCACCTGGCCGAGCTGAAGCTGACGCCGAACGGACGGAAGGCTGCAACCGTCGAGATCGATGACGACGATTTTGACAGGTTCCCCGACTGAGCAACCATCGACCGCGGTGGCGCGGTGCATGGAATACGCCAGGCAGGCGGTGGCGGGCGAGATCACCGTATGCCATAAAACCAGGATGGCCTGCAGCAGATTCCTGGAGGATCTGGAAAAGAGCCGGGATCCGGCGTATCCGTGGACGTTTGACGAGCACAAGGCCGCCCGGCCGGTGGACTTTATCGAGAAGTTCCTGAAACCGACCAAGGGCGACTATGACCGGATGGTCATGATGGGGTGGCAGTGCTTCATCGAGTGCAACCTGTACGGATGGGTGGATAAGCGGACCGGGCTGAGGCGGTTCCGGGAAGCGCTGGTGATCGTCGGCACCGGAAACGGGAAGAGCACCATGATGGCAGGGAACGCCACGTTCCTGGCCTGCAAGGACGGGGAGCCCGGCGCGGATATATACCTGCTGGCGAACAGCAAGGAACAGGCGGGGATCGTGTTCGGCGAATGCAAGGCGCAGATCGACGCGAGCCCCTACCTGGCGCCGCGGTTCCGGACACTGAGGGACGGCGTTTACTACGACAAAACCCACGCGACGATCAAACACCGGAGCAGCGACAGCCACCGGCTGGACGGTCTGAACCCGCACGGGGCGATCTTTGACGAGATCCACGAATACCGGGATTTCAAGCTGCTGAACATCATCAAGCGGAAGGTCGTCAAGCGCCGGCAGCCGCTGACGATCTACATCACGACGATGGGGTCCGTGATCGACGGGCCGCTGGCCTATTATTACGGGCTGTTCACCGACGCGATGGAGGGAAAGCTGGCGCCGGACGTGGCCGACCGGATGTTCGCCTACATCGCCGAGCTGGACGAGGGCGACGACGTCGAGGATACCGACGCCTGGATCAAAGCGAACCCGGGCCTGGGGATGACGCTTCAGCTGGAGACGCTGAAGGAGACCTGGCAGCGAAGCCGGATGATCCCCAGCGAGCGGGCGGACTTCATCTGTAAGCAGCTGAACGTGATGGTCAACGCGGACGACATGGCCTTCGTGCAGCCGGAAGTGATCCGGCGGAACAAGGACATGATCGACGAGGAGAGCCTGCTGGGCCGGAGGTGCTACGGCGGTTTCGACCTTTCCAACCGTGAAGACTTTACGGCAGCCGCGCTTGAATTCCCGCTGGATGACGGGCGGATCTATGTGAAGCTGCACAGCTGGGTGCCGCAGCGGAAAGCGGAGCTGGACCAGGAAAAAATCGACTATTACGGCCTGGCCATGCGGGGCCTGCTGACGATCGTACCCGGGGAATACGTGCAGCAGGAAGATATCTATGAGTGGTTCCGGGAGCAGGGCGAGAAGTATGAGATCGTCTGCATCGGATACGACCCGGCGAACGCGACCCGGCTGCGGCAGATGCTTGAGCAGCGGTTCGAATGCAAGGTGATCCGGCAGGGGCCGATCACGCTGAACGACCCGATGAAGGACATCAAAGAGCAGCTGCTGGCCGGCCATGTGGTCAGCAACCAGGATCCGATGCTGGTGTGGTACACGGACAACGTACGGATCAGCGGAGAGCGCCGGCACACGGACAAGGAAAACTGGATGCCGACCAAGCGGAACCGGTACCGGAAGATCGACGGATTCATGGCCTGGCTGGACGCCCACGCGGTGAAGATGGAGATGCAGCCGGCCGGGGTGATTTATACGGAGCCGCGGATGCGGGTTGTGAAACTTAGCGGAAGGTTAGGAAGAAGGTGAAAGGCAGTATGAAGTGGCCCTTCAGGAAAAGCAGGAACGAAGCCAGGGCGAGGGATAAGCCCAGGGCACGGGAGCGGGACCTGCGGATGGTGCAGCGGCCGAGGGCCGACGCGACGATCCAGGGGAACGAGGCGATCTACGCTGCGGTGAGCCGGATCGCGAACACGGTCGCCAGCATGCCGATGCACTATTACAAGGGGTTCGAGATCCAGAAGGACCACCCGCTGGAGCGGCTGGTGAACCTGGAGCCGAACCCGAACATGAGCGCCTTCGGCTGGAGGCAGACGATGGAAGTGCTGCGGAACACCGAGGGCAACGCCTACGCGCTGCGGGTGCTGGACAGGCTGGGCCAGGTGGAACGGCTGGACATCCTGAACCCGACAAGGGTGCAGCCTATGCAGGACCCGGAGGACCACAGCATCTGGTACAAGGTGACGATGGACGACGGGAACACCGCCGTCGCGCCCGGGTTCCTGGTGATTAACCTGAAGCACATGAGCGCGAACGGGATCAAAGGGATCCGGCCGATCGACGTGCTGCGGAAGAGCCTGGACTACGACACCCAGGTGAAAGAGCTGAGCCTGGACCAGCTGGACGGCGTGAACCACGGGATCATGCTGACGGTGCCGAACAGCGGGCTGAGCCAGGAACAGAAGGACGACGTGGTTGAGCGGTTCCTGGAGACCTATGAAAAGAGCGGCCGGAGCGTGGTGATCCTCGAAGGCGGGCTGACCGCGACCAACTTCTCCAGCCAGCCGGTGGACAGCCAGCTGCTGGACGTGGAGCGGATCACGCGGAACCGGGTGGCGACGGTGTACAACCTGCCGCCTCACCTGCTGGGAGACTACACGGACACCAGCTTCAGCACGGCTGAACAGCAGATGCAGGAATTCCTGCAGCTGACGATCACGCCGATCGTGCAGCAGTGGGAGGACGAATTCAACCGGAAAATGATCTCGCCGGAGGATTACGCCGACGGGTACCGGTTCCGGTTCGACCTGAGCGCGCTGCTGCGGGCCGACCAGAACACCACCGCGAACATGAGCCAGATGGCGATCCGCGGGGGCTGGCGGAAACCGAACGAGGTACGCGCGATGTACGGTCTGCCGCCGGATCCGAGGGGCGACGAGCTGATGAGCAGCCGCGACCTGATCCCGCTGCGGGTTCTGGTGGAACATCCGGAACTGCTGCTGGGAATCGTCGGAGCGCAGCCGGCGCCGGATTCTGACGAAGAGGAAGCGCGCGCGCACCGCGAGAGCGGAACGTCCTCCGCTCCACGCACCGCGCACGGAAAGGAGGGAAAGACTGAATGAGGTTTTGGAACCTGACGGAGAACGCGGAGCAAGCCGGCGACGGCGTGCTGGATATCGACGGGGAAATCGTGACTGAGAAGAGCTGGTTCACGCCCTCCGGCGCGGTGGTGGCGAAGGACTTCCGGAAGGCGCTGGCCGGCGTGAAGGACGTGACGGTGCGGATCAACAGCCCGGGCGGCGACGTGATGGCCGGCGCGGAGATCTACAGCGCGCTGCGGGAGCACAGCCTGAACGGATACGGCAAGGTGACCGTGATCGTGACGGCTCTGGCGGCCAGCGCGGCCAGCGTGATCGCGATGGCCGGCGACCGGATCCTGATGAGCCCGACGGCTTACATGATGATCCATAATCCATGGAGCGTGGCGGTCGGCGACGCCCATGAGATGCGGAAGACGGCCCGGACGCTGGACGTGATCAGCGAGGGGCTGATCAACGCCTACCAGCAGCGGACCGGGAAAAGCCGGGACGAGCTGAAGCGGATGCTGGACGCGGAGACCTGGATGAGCGCCGGGACGGCGGTGACGGAAGGATTCGCGGACGGGATCTACGGCGAGGTCGCCAGCCAGGGCGGCACGCGGGCCGTGGCCTGCCTGATGAGCGCGAAGGCGCACGGTGCCCAGGAGATCGCCGCGCGGTACGCCGCAGAATCCGAATGGGCGCACACGGGTACAGTCCCCGATGTGCGCGGAGAGGATCCGGAGGAAGAGGATCCGGAAGAAACAGAAGAACCGGACGAAGAGGAAGAGGAAGCCGAAAACGTTCGGGAAAATGCCGATCCGGAGGAAGAACCTGACGCGGATCCGGCCGAGGACGATCCGGATCCGGCGGAAGACGCTGAAGAAGAACCGAACGATCCCGACGAAGAGGATCCGGAGGAACCCGAGGAAGCGCCGGAAGACGAGGATCCCGAAGAAGAACCGGAGGAAGAAGAGCCGGACGAGGAAGAACCGGACCAGGAAGAGCAGGCCAAGCGGGCCGAGATTTCCAGGCGGGCTGCGATCCTCGCGGCGCTGTATTGAGGAGGGGAAAGATGAAACTGCAGGAGATGATGAACCAGATCAGCGCGCTGGGCGCGCAGATCAAGGCTGCCAGCCAGGCACTGGCCAAGGACAGCCTGGACAACACGATCCCGCTGAGCGAGATCGAAAAGAAGCAGGCGGACATCGCCGACATGCAGACGCGGATGACCGCGCTGCAGGCAAGTTACGACGCCGTGAAAGGCGAGAAAGAAGGAGGACTGAAGACCATGGAAAACAAGGAAATGACCCGCAGCGAGATCCGGAAGAGCAACGAGTACGTCCGCGCCTTCGCGTATGCCCTGAAGCACGGCATCACGAAGCGGAACGGCCTGGGCAACGAGAACGTGAAGATTCTCTACGACGCCCTGACCGAAGGCGGCGGCGATCCCGTCGGTACTGACGGCGGCTTCCTGGTTCCGGAAGACATCGACAACCAGATCCGCGAGCTGAAACGTGAGCTGAATCCCCTGGCGCCGCTGTTCACGGAAGAATCCGTCACCGCCCAGAGCGGCTGGCGCGTGATCGACACCGCGCCGACCAGCGCGATGCCCAGCATCGACGAGATGGGCACGATCGCCAACAACAGCGATCAGCCTGCCTTCGCGAAGGTGACCTACAGCCTGACCAAGTACGGCCTGCGGATCCCGATCAGCAACGAGCTGCTGAACGACGAAGTCGCCAACCTGATGGGCTACCTGGCCCGCTGGTTCGCCAAGAAACTGGTGCTCACCGAAAACAGCCTGCTGATCACCGCGCTGAAGACTCTGGACGCCAGCGCCCTGACCACCGGCAGCGTTACGCCGGACAGCGCCATCAAGGCCATCCTGAACAAGACGCTGGATCCCGCGATCAGCCTGCGCAGCGTTATCCTCACCAACCAGACCGGCTTCGACGCCCTGGACCAGCTGACCGACGAGATGGGCCGCGGCCTGCTGCAGCCTGATCCCACGAACGCGACGCTGTTCAAGACGTACGGCCGCCGGGTTGTTATGGTATCCGACGCGCAGCTGCCGAACACCAGCAACAAGCCGGAATTCTTCATCGGCGATCTTAAGGAGTTCGCCACCCTGTTCCGCCGCAACGCGATGGAAATCGCCAGCACCGACATCGGCGGCAACGCCTGGGCGACTGACAGCACCGAGGTCCGCGGTCTGGTGCGGATGTGCGTGAGCAAGTTCGACGCCAGCGCGGCGGTGCGCCGTCAGCTGACGTTGTCCTGATAAGGCAAAACCCTGAGAGAAAAAGAAAAGGGGGACATGAAGATGGCAAAGACCAATCTGGAGAAGATCGCCGACAAGCTGAACAACATGAACGCGCTGGGCGAGCTGCCGGTGGTAACCGCAGACGACAACGGCAAGGTGCTGAAGGTCGTCAACGGCGCATGGGCCGCTGCCGCGGAAGCGGAACTGCCAGCTGTAACGTCCAGCGACGAGGGCAAGGTGCTGACCGTCAACAGCAGCGGCGAATGGGTCGCCGCTGCGCTGCCGACCACCTGATAAGGCAGCATGATCGAGGGCTGGGATCCGGATGGGTCCCAGCCCTGTGTTTTACCAATAAGGAATCGCGCGAGGGCGCGAGAGGGAAGGAGGTGGCCGAATGGCAGCGACGGTGGAAGCGGTGCGCCGGTTCGCGGGGGCTGATCCGGAGGCGGACAGCACGGTGCTGGAAATGTGCCTGAGGGCCGCCGTGGAATGGTACGCACAGGCCGGGGTACCCGCGAGCACCAGCGGCGACCTTTATGATTTTTGGGTGGCCAACCTGGCGGCCTGGATGTATGACAACCGGGGCAACGCGGATCCGAACGCGAACATCCCGAGCTTCATCGTCCAGAGCGTTCACCAGCTGCGGCCCGCGAGGGGGTCCGGCGGATGAGGGCATACAAGGCCGGAGATCTGCGGCACCCGGCGACGCTGCTGGAGCCAAATGCGACCATGAACGGGAATCGGCGGACCGTGACCTGGACCGAGCATGAAGTGATGGCCGGGAAAACGGACGTCAGCAGCCGGGAATTCGCCCAGGCGCTGGCGTATCACGCAGAGGATATCGTGACCTGGCTGGTGCGGTACCGGACGGACGTGACCAGCAGCTGGCGGCTGCGGCACGGCGGACAGACCTACGAGATCGTCGAGGTGAACCACCTGGGATATATGGGCGACTATATGACGCTGAAGTGCCGGAGAGTGACGGGAGGTGGCGTATAAATGGCGGATGACGCGAACACAGCCACGAACGCCGCGGGCGCTGAAGCGGTATGGCCGGATCTGGACTTCGGGGAAGACAGGGACGCGATCGACGCCCTGATCGAGGACCTGAACGAGGCAACCGGCGGGGAGCTGACGTTCGAGCGGGACGTGCTGGACGTGGACCGGCCCGAGGACTGGGGCGCCGTCGAAATGACCGGAACCCGGGACGAATGGGCCGACGGGAAGATCATCGACCGGATATACGTGCTGGACGTGTGGGCCGCAGTGAGCGACCGGGCCAGCGAATGGCTGGCAACGATCGAGGGCGTGCTGAACGCCTGGAAGGACCGGATCGCATGGCGGCTGCGGGAAAGATCCTACCTGCACGACCTGAAGAAGGTCGTGTGGCGATGGACTGTGGAGATCGACAGCCTGGAAGCGCCGGAGGACGACGCGGCGGACGGTGACGGCTGATGGCGAAGATGATCATCGACGGGAACGAGTTCGTGGTTGAGAAGATGGCCCGGATGAGCCGGACCGCGATCCAGCAGATCACGATGGCCGGAGCGCACGCAGCCGAGGAGCGCATGAAGGCGAACACCGAGGCCCGGAGGCACGTCAGGAACGGCGACATGGTCGGATCGATCGGGAACAACGGGTACCGGGAGTTCTACGGCGGCGGCGCCACGGACGTCTATCCCCTGGGGGAAGACCAGAAAGGCGTCCGGAACGCGACGAAGGCCTACGTGATCAACTACGGCAAAGGGCGGCGGCCGGAGACCAAGCGGAAGAAACGGAACAGGACCGGCGACCATTTTATCACCGGCGACGAAAAGAACACGGAAGCAGCGGTCAGGCAGGCCATGCAGGCCGAAAGCGACCGGCTGTCTGAGGAATACGATAAGGAGTGAGGACAAAATGGCGAAAGCAACATGCAAGGGCCTGACCTATGCCAAATACAGCAGCGGCGGCAGCGGGAGCGCGATGGTTTACAGCGGCGGGACGTCGAAGACCGACTACCTGTGCAACGTCGACATGGGCGAGGAACGCGCGGACGACAAGGAATACGCGGACGGCCACCTGATTGACCACGCGAACGACATGACCGGCGCGACCGTAAACCTGGAGCTGGCGAACATGGACGGCGACATCAAAGCCGACCTGCTGGGCTATGTCGCCGGCACGAGCACCGGCGAGCTGATCGTGACGGAAGCCGAGGCGCCCTACGTCGGCGTCGGGTTCATCATCGCGAACCGGCACAAGGGCGTTGTCACCTACGAGGGATACTGGTATTACAAGGTCCAGTTCTCCAGCGCGGGCGTCAGCAGCAGCACCAAGAAGGAGAACGTGCAGTGGGAGCACGAGACCATCAACGGCACGGCGGTGGCAGTGACTGTGGAAACGTCCGGCGCGGGCCGGTTTATGGAGCAGATCATCGGTCAGAGCACCGAGGCTGCTGTCCGGACCTGGCTGAACGGAAAGGCCGGAATTAGCGGCTAAGACAGAACGACCGGCACGGGGGAGCCTCCCCTGTGCCGGTTTCTCTTGCATAAAGGCAAGGAAGGAGAAAAAACGGGATGGCTAAATTTGAAATCAGCGGCCGGACGTACGATCTGGTGATGACCGTTCGGGCGATGGCCGAGATCGAGAAAAAATGGGGAGACCTGCAAGCTGCGATGGAGCAGTTCCGGAGCGGCGGCAGGAATATCGAGATGGTCCGGGAGATGTTCCGGATCCTGGCGAACGCCGGGCAGCATGTGAACAAGCTGCCGGAGGACGTGACCGGGGACGAGCTGGACGACCTGGGCCTCGGCGGACTGAGCCGGCTGAGCAGCGCACTGCGGACCGCGATGGATGAAAGTATCCAGGCTGAAACCATCCGGGGCGGGCTCGCGGACGACGAAGAGTACGACATCTACGCTGAAGAGCTGGAGAAACAGCAAAAAAACGTGAAGGCCGGCGGGGGACCCGGGTCCGTGAGTATTACGGGTACGCCCTGATCGCCGGCATACCGAACGACGTGGCTGAGGATATGACGCCGGGATGGATCCTGGATATGTATATGATCCGGTTCCGCTATGACGCGAAGCTGGCAGGCGCGAAGCTGGCCAGGCGAATGATGGGGGGAGACTGATGGCGAAGGACATCAAACAGAAAATCGTCCTGGAAGGCGAGAAGCAATACAGCCAGGCTCTGAAGGACGCGAACCGGAACCTGAAAACCCTCCGCAGCGAGCTGAAGGCCGAGACCGCGGAACTGGGAAAGAACGCGACCGAACAGCAGAAAACCGAGGCGAAGGTCAAGAGCCTGAAGAAGCAGATCGCGGAACAGGAGAAGATCGTCGCCACCTACCGGAGCGCCCTGGAAGAGGTGCGCGAGAAATACGCGGACAACGAGGACGCGATCGCCCGGTGGGAGACGAAGCTGAACGACGCCAGGACGACCCTGGCGAACATGAAGAACGACCTGGACGACGTCGGCGGCGGGATGCAGAACCTGGAAGCGGACGCCGCGGCCACCGTGACCGCCACCAAGAGCGTGGCCGACGCGCTGGGCCAGATCGGCAGCGCGGGGGATACCGTCGCCAGCGCGATCGAGGGGATCTTCACCGGGATGCTGGATATCGTAAAGGACGCCTGCAGCGAGGTGTGGGCGCTGATCAGCGAGACGGCGGCCCGGGCGGACAATTTCGGGGACGTGGCCGGATACTGGAACAGCGACGCCCAGGAGATCCAGCGGTGGGCCAACGCGGTGGAAGGCGCGAACGACAGTTTTGACGACCTGCAGAACGCCGTGAGCAAGCTGGTCCTGGGAGATCACGAAAAGATCCAGAAGCTGACCGGCACAAGCTGGGTCGGGGATATCGACCAGTGGAAGTACGCGATGTCTGTCATGAACGCCATGAGCGGCATGGACTATCAGCAGAAGCTGGAAACGGCCGGGGAACTTTTCGGCGAGAAACGGGCATCGAAGATCCTGGATCTGCTGAACGACTGGGACAAGATCAGCCTGAAATACAACGAATGGAACGGGGACGAGAGCGGCTACGGCATGACCAGCGAAGGCCTGGCAACCATGCAGAATCTGTACAGTATGATCGGCGAGATCAACCAGGAATGGCAGATGCTGAAGGACCGGGTGGCCGAAGGGCTTGGCACGGCCGCGATGAGCCTGGTCGTCAATGTGGACGGCGCGATGGACGGACTCGCCGAATTTCTCGCGGCGGACAGCGAGCACGAGCGGCTGGCCGCGCTGCGGAAGATCCGGGAGAACCTGGAGGAATTCTTCACGAAGCTGGGCGAGATCGTCCGGGAATGCATGAAGATCCTGAACCAGGTCGGCGAGGAGCTGAAGAACAGCGACGACCCCGTGACCCAGGCGATCGGAAATATTCTGGTGGGCCTGACGGAAAGCCTGCAATGGATGATCGACCACCAGAAAGAGGTCAAGGCCGCGTTCGAAGCGGTTTTCGGCGTGTGGCTGCTGGCGAAACTGGCGGCGATCGCCGGGAAGCTGACAAGCATCATAACCCAGATCGCGGTGATCAAAGGATTCAGCACGCTGAGCGCCGCCGGAGCCGCCGGATCGGCTGCCGGAAGCGCCGCCGGAGCTGCTGCCGGAGGAAGCGGAGGCGGATTCCTGGGCGGGATTCTGGGAAGCACCGCCGCGAAAGTGGTCGGCGGGGTCGGCGCCGGGCTGGCTGTGCTGTTTGAAAACGCGATCAAAGCTCAGGGAAACGACGATATCTATACCGCGGAAGAGCTGGCGGAATACGAAAAGACGCACCCGGAGGTAGGCTTCCAGCGGCTGTACGGAGCCATTACCAGAACGGCCAACGGGCTGCAGAGCGCGGATCCGCTGAGCCTGTTCGGCGGCGCACTGCGGCAGATTGTCGAAGACGAGCTGCTGGACGACGACACCGGGCTGGTGCTCAGTCCGGCGGACCGGCAGGCCATGGAGAACTACTGGGACGCGATCCGGGAGGATAACGGCGAGGGCACTGACGCGGCGAACGCCTACCTGGAGCTCTGGAACCATTTCAACGGCAGCGCAGAAGATCTGGCGGTATTCGACAAGATCACAGCCATGATTGACGGGCTGAAGGAATTCGGGAGCCTGGACGTGGACCTGCCGAGCTGGTGGTTCAGCGACGGAGGCATGAACGACAGCGGCGAAGGCGAAGGCCTGACGAGCGAGGATATCAGCGGATTCCGCGGGGTGCCCGCGAAAATCGAGGCGGCGGCCCGGAAAGGCATCGCGGCCGGGATCAGCGGGATCAAGGTGCAGATGGACGGGGTGACGGTCGGGCACCTGGTGGCGCCGACGGTGAGCCAGGATATTGCCGGGGCGATCCTGTAAAGCGCCGCGAAAACCGGAGGGCGGTGAAACGAAATGATAACAAAAAGACGGGTGAGCCTGGACGGGGTGCAGCTGGACGAGATTGACGATCGGATCATCATCCAGGGCGTGGAACCGCAGGCCGGGAAGGATACGATCAACACAGTGAGCCAGTGGGGCTCAGACGGCAGCCGGGTGACCGGGAGACACCGGGACAGCCTGGACATCAACGTCCGATTCGCGCTGGACATGAAGCGGAACGTGTATGACGAGCGGAGCGAAGTATTCGAGGCCATTGCCGGATGGGCGATGGGCGGCGGGTGGCTGAGAACCAGCACGAAGCCGGACCGGCGGATCCGGGTGATCTGCGCGCAGCTTCCGGCGGAAGGGGATCCGCTGGCCTGGACGAGCGAATACACGATCACCTTCCGGGCCTACGGGGTGCCATACTGGCAGCAGGACGGCGCCGGTCAGCTGCGGCTGCAGAACGTCAGCAGCGTCAATACCGTATTCGGCGTGGCCGGGAACGTGGAAAGCGTGCTTGAGGTCACATTTGAAAACAGGAGCGGCGGGACGATCAACGACTGGAAGATTGAAGCCGGGAACAGCAAGATCGTGCTGGCTCAGCTGGGACTGGCGAACAAGGAGACGCTGGTGATCGACCACCACGACAACGGGCGGCGGAGCGTGATCCGGATCCGGATCAAGAACACGAGCGGAAGCCACCGGAGCGTGCTGGAGAAGCGGACGGCGGCGAGCAGCAACGACCTGCAGGTGAGCCCAGGGGATAACACGGTGAAAATGACCAGCGGTGGCGCCGGGGATCTGCTGATCAGCTGCCACGGGAGGTTTGCCTGATGCTTAAACTGATCAACGGGCATGGACTGAACACGGAACGGATCTTCCGGGGCGAGACCATGGCCCTGAACCTGAGCGAGAGGGACAGCACGGCGAGCGTGACCGTGGCAGCGAACGCCGGGAGCTTCACGACGGGGAACTGGGTGCAGGACCTGGAAGACCCGGGGAGCGGGATCGTATGGCGGATCAAGACTGTCGACGACCAGCGGGACTCCGGAAGCCGGACGCTCAGCCTGGAACACCTGATAAATACGCTGAAGGACCGGATCATTCCGGACGAGATCACGACGGAGGACATCAGCGGAAGCAGCAGCTCCGCCACCGCCAGAGCGGCCATCAACAAAGTGCTCAGCTACCAGAGCGACTGGGAGCTGGGCACTTTTGATTATGATGCTGTATCGAATCCATACCATTTCGACGGCGAAACGCTAAAGAGCGCTCTGGAGACGATCAGCGGGAGCCTGGAGGACCCGGTATGGGGCTATGATTTCAGCAGCTATCCGTTCAAACTCCACATCCGCCACCTGGGCGGGGACGCGGACAGCGAGCTTCGCGGCGGGCGGAACCTGACCACGATCAAAATAACGGAAGACCGCAGCCAGATGTATACCCGCTTCTACCCGAGGGGCAAAAACAACCTGAAACTCAGCGGGACGGAGTATATCGAGAAAAATGTGGACCGGTACGGGCTGGTCGAGAAGACGGAGACGGACAGCGCGAAGGAAACCGAAGCGGAGCTGATCTCCTGGGCCAACGACCGGCTGAACCGGCACGCGCGACCGGGGCACACGGTGACGATCAGCGGGCTGGAGATGAGTGCGAGCACCGGAGAAGACCTGGATCACCTGGTGATCGGGCACAAGTGCCGGGTGCCGCTGCCGGACGACGGGGAAACCGTGATCGAGAAGATCACGAAGCTCAGCTGGAAGGACAAGATCAAGGATCCGCAAGGCGTGACAATCACGCTGGCGGACGCGCTGGAAGACGTGGCCAGCATTGTCAAGAGCGAGAGCAGCAAAAGCAGCTCCGGCAGCCGGAGCGCCGCCAAGGCGGACGAAGCCAACGAGCTGCTGATCGGAACGGTGGAACAGGGCCTGTACAGCGTTATCGCGCAGACGAGCACCAACATATACATGCACGTCCACGACGAGATCCAGGGCGTGATGAGCACGATCGAGCAGACGGCCTGCAGCATTATGCTGAGCGTCAGCACGACCAAGAGCGACCTGTACAGCTGCATCATGACCACGGCGACCAGCATCACGCTGACCGTGGCCAGCGCCAAGAGCGACATGTTCTCGAAGATCGAACAGACAGCGAGCAGCATCCGGCTGGAGGTCAACAGCTCAAAGAGCACGATCTTCAGCACGATCATGCAGACGGCCACGAACATCTACACGCAGGTCGGCAACGCGAAGAGCGACACCTACAGCAAAATCGAACAGACGGCCAGCAGCATCCGGAGCGAGGTCAACAGCTCAAAGAGCACGATCTTTTCCTCGATCATGCAGACGGCTACGAATATCTACACCCAGGTTGGGAACGCGAAGAGCGACACCTACAGCAAAATCGAACAGACGGCCAGCAGCATCCGGAGCGAGGTCAACACGGCCAAGAGCAGTCTGTGGAGTTCCATTGTGCAGACCAGCACACAGATTTCACTCAAGGTCGGCAAGGGAGAAGTCATCAGCAGCATCAACCAGTCGGCTGAGGCGATCACGATCAGCGCCAGCAAGATCAACCTGGAAGGCTACGTGACGACCAGCATGCTGACCGGCGACTTTATCTGCAGTAAGATCTCGGCGAGCAACAGCCTGACTGTGAACAGCATCCTCGCAAACAGCATCAACGTCGTCATAGGCAATACCACCAGCCCGGTGGCCACACAGACCTACGTAGAAGGGTGCGTATGGGATCTTCAGATCACCAGCAGCGGGAATACCTACACGCTGCAGAAAAAGGCCCTGGGACCCAATGCCGCGACATGGGTGGACGTAGGGTCTTTTAGCCGGGCCGTTTCAAGCTGGACGGGCACTTGGAGCGGCAGGAAGCTGAAAGTCAGCGTAAGCCCTCAAGGTCAACACAAAAACTATTACCTTTACAGTACGCTGGTCAAAAGCGGAACAGCTTCGCACACAACCAGCGACGGCAATCACTACGCAACACAGACAATCAAGGTTTACAGCGACGATGACGGAACAGATACAGACGCCGGAACAGAGCTGCTGAGCCAGTCGGTCAGCATTCTGGCGAACGACGTGTACAGCGCGGGATATGCGGTCAGTAACAGCCAGATCAGCATGGACACATTCTCGTGGGTGCCGACATCAGCAGGACAGACTGCAGTTGACGGACGAAAAAACATGGGAACACTGACAAGACAGAGCGTCAGCTCATATCTGCTATTCAGCATCAAGGTCCATGGACATACGGCATTGTGTTACCTGACGCTCAACTGACGGAGGAAATATGAACGAAAAAGTTATCCTCGGGGATGAAACCGAATTCGCCGGCCGGTGCCTGATGAGCAACAGCCGGCTGTTTATCTACCTGGATGGGCTCGGGCTGGGGGATATGGGGCCGGTGTTCGACCTGTTTTATGAGCAGCCGGAGAAGACGCAGCGGATTATCTACCAGGCATATGAGAACGAGAGGGTGTTTGAGGGATACACGGGACTGTGGTCGATGAACCGGGAGAACGGGAACATCAACCTGACCATGGTGAGAGACGAAACATAAAAAGAAAAGAGGCAGGGAAAGATGGAAGAACGGATGACGGTGGAACAGGTGATCGGGATCGTGATTGGAACCCTGAGCGGGATCCGGGTACCGGCGGAGCTGACGGAAGAGATCGGGATTCCAGTGCTGAGAAGCATCCAGAACCTGAGGGAATGCCTGCGGGCCTATGAGCAAAGCGCAGCGGAGCAGGCGAAAGCGGCAAAAGACGAAGCGGAACGGCCGGCGGTCACGGAGGAAGAGATATGAGCGAGAAAAAAGGCCGGCCGCTGCTGGATCTGTATATCACCCACTGGACGGAGCCGTGGGAGATCGGGGATACCGGGCTGGAGATGATCAGGCGGCAGCGGTGCGTGGACTGGAGCCAGGTGCGGATCACGATCGTGCACGACGGAAGCGAGCCGTATGTTCAGGGTTATTTTGATGATCATTATCCCTGTGAGATCCGGCAGGCATGCATTCCGCACGGCGGGATCGCGAGGGCCCGGAACTGGTGCATCGATCACAGCGAGGCGGAATGGATCAAGTGGAACGACTTCGACGATACGTTCTGCAGCCTGTATGCGCTGAGAAGCATCCTGGACAGCCTGAAGGCCGCGCAGGAATATGACCTGCTGTGGTTCGACGTGTATGCTGAGGTCGACGGGATGAGATACGCAAAGACGGAGCGCGATCCGGTGGTTCTGCACGGAAAGGTGTTCCGGAGATCCTTTATCCAGGAAAAGGGGCTGCGCTTCAAGGAAGACCTGACCTGGTGCGAGGACAGCGCGTTCCTGGCGGTGCTGGAGATGGAAATCGACGTGCAGCGGATCGGGAAAATCGTGACGGACGCACCGATCTACGCCTGGATCTGCCGGGACGGGAGCCTGTGCAACCGGCCAGAGATCAAATTCGCGAACCTGAAGAGCTTCTTTGAACGGCATTGTTATGTCCAGGAGGAATTTAAAAGGCGGGGAAAGATTAACGAATACCACGCGATGACGGCGCGGGTGCTGGCGGACAGCTACTTCACGCTGAAACTGGCTGGAGTTACGGAGGACATGAGCGAACACGAGCAGGCAGTCCGGAAATACTACCAGGAACACCGGAAGGAGTTGCTGCGGCTGACAAACGGGTTGTTCATGCAGGTTTTGGACGCAGTGAACAGGGAAAACCAGTGCAACATTACCAAAGAGGCGTTTACCGAATGGCTGCGGAGCCTGAGGGACTAATACGAGGAGGCGGGAACATGTTTGTAGTGGACGAAAACACCGGCAGGATTACGCTGCACCGGGGCGATACGGGAAAGGTCGGTATCACGGCGGCGACGGAGTACACATTCGGAGCGGACGACGTCGCACTGTTCACGGTGAAAAGCCCGGACGGGACGATCATCAAGAGCGAGATACATATGCTGGACGACAAGCGCTTTGAGGTGGCCTTCACAAACGGTGAGACAGATTACCTGTCTCCAGGTACGTATGAATGGGACGTGCGATACATTGCGAATCCGGTATATGACGAAGACGGCAGCGTCGTTGATGGTGACATTGTGGCGACTCCGCGGGACCCGATGGCTATGAACGTGCTGCGCACCGTCGGACAGATCTGACGGAAACGGAGGGACGAAGATGCCGAACGAAATCAGCCTGGCACTAACAATCCAGGACACGGTCGAAATCAGCCTTCCGGTGATCATGACGGATTCAGTATCAGACGGGATGAGATCCATCGTTGAGCATCCGGACGGCAGCCGGACGGAATATTTCTTTGTGCTGTTTGAAAACAAGAAGCGAGTCGGCGGGCTTTTGGATTTTGATCAGTACGGGAACCAGACGAAAGTGACCGGCAGAGTATTCTCCAGGGACGGAAATGACAAGCTAGTCAGAGACGAATACAGAGTCGAATTCCCAAACGACGGAACCGTGATTCACGAAACCTACGTGGACAACGTGCTCACAGACACAGAGACGCTGGCGTTTGGAATGAGTACGATGCAATTCTTTATCCGTGCTTTCCCGGAGGCTAAGCCGTTCCCGGTCGGTACAGAGATCAGCATGCCGTGGGAGATCAGCGACGGCGGGAATGTATACGACAATCCGATGATCCTGGTGCATTATGGAAAGTTTGTCAAACAAGCAGATGCGGCGACCGGCACTCAGACATGGATGGCTATTTTCCGGCAGAAGTACATCTATCCTCCGGTTGTGATGGATGCGCCGGAACAGGTGGAAGCATCCGAAGCTACAGCACAGGAGGGATTGTATTATTACGGGAAGGTCGCTGCAAGCAAATATCAGCTCCTTGATTTGGAAACCGGAGACACAATACCATACAGTGATTATATGGCCGTTTACAAAAATGAGATCGAGGATACACGTGCGAATGGAACGTATTCATCGAACATTGTGTCAGAAGGATACTCAAGATGGAGCCACAGCGCGTTACGCCAGTGGATGAACAGCGACGGAGACGTAGGAGAATGGTGGACTGCACAGCACATCGGAGACTGCGCGCCGAGCGACCACAGCACAAAGCGGGGATTCCTGGCCGGATTCAGCGCGGAAGATCTGTCAGCTCTCCAGACAATCAAGATCGCAACCAAAAACGAAACCGGAGAAACGGACTATACGTTCGACAAGTTCTGGCAGGTAAGCGTAAAGGAAATGTATGGAGGCCAGAACATCGACCCGACGGAGGTCAGCAGCTGGGAGGAATACTGGCATGATCTCATCGGGATAGAAACTCCTGGAAACAGCAGGAATGACCTGCGCGGAATGAAAAGACAGGCGTGGTCAGGAGCGGGAGCGATCGGACTGAGGACGCAACGCTATTCGTATAATGTATATAGTTACAACCCAGAAACGTACGGAAGCGGCATGAATATATCGTACAAGGGAACAATCAGCACAAGCGGACATCGCGCAAGCCAGTCATGTGGCGTGGTCGCATGCTGCGCGGTTGGATAAGCTATGCGTAAAAAAATGGAAATCAACAAAGGAGGGGCAAAAAATGAGAGTTAACAAGCCGTATCTGTACGACGAGACCGGGCTGCAGATCAACCGGCAGCTGGGGGCCATCGTGCACGCGCTGAACCAGGACACGGCCGGCGTGTGGCGTGTGCAGAGCCTGACCGAGGGGCAGCTGATCGCCCAGGGGACCGTGCTGGACGTGATCGGGATCCCGGTGTATGTCAGCGACGTCAGCGACTACAGCGCCTACAGCCTGACGGACAAGGGCTGGTACGTGTTCGCGCGGATCAGCGCCGAGGCGGGGAAGGGAGTCAAGGCCGGGACGACCGTCACCGGCGCGGCTGGGTACATCAAGAGCGTCGGCGCGGACCACATCGACGTGGCCGTCAAGTTCGAGGTGGCGGCACAGAGCAAGAGCGTGGCGATCACCTGGGACACGGACGACAGCGAGACGTTCATCTTCCGGGCGGCTGACCTGGCGATCCGGAACCTGGACTACCGCAGCACGTTTTACATTTATGACATCGCGGAGTTTGCCGAGTGGGTGTACGCCCAGGCGACGGGCGCGTTTGCCGGCACGACCTACTATGTGCTGGACAACGGGGAATACGTCAAGGCGGCCGTGAAGGCCCGCGCGGACGTGACCGCCGAGACCTACTACGTCCACAGCTACGCGCTGACAGAGGACGAGACCTTCCAGGCGGACAAGACCTACTACACCAAGAGCGGCGACGTGTACACCGAAGCGGAAGTGACGCCCGGCGAGGCTGTGACGGCGAATACCTACTACGAGGACAAGTACACGCTGACCACGGATACAGCCTTCGCGGGGACGCCGTATTACACCAAGAGCGGCACCACCTACACCCAGGCCGCGGTGATCGGCGGCAACGAGATCCCGGCCTACTACGAGGATCACTACGCGCTGACCGCGGACGAGACCTTCCAGGACGGGAAGACCTACTATACCAAGAGCGGCAGCACCTATACCGAGGCGACGGTGACCACGGGCGAAGCCGTGACGCCGGATACGTATTACGAGCACAGCTACGTGCTGACCGAGGATACGACTTTCCAGGCGGACAAGACCTACTACACGCTGAGCGGGACTACCTACAGCGAGGCCGAGGTCAACCCGGGCGACGCCGTGCCGGCGTACTATACGCACAGCAAGCTGGTTTTCAGCGGGATGGTCCGGAACGTGACGTACAAGTTCGACGAGCTGGTGGACGTGCCGGTCGAGATCGTTCTGCCTGAAGTGCCGGATGACGGATACGGCTGCTGGTTTGAGATCCAGACCCAGTTCAGCGGGCAGTTCAGCGTGACGCTGACGCCGACGGACGAGACTGTCAAGATCGGCACCGCGACCACCCAGGGCCTGACGGCGGGGATCAATGTGCTGGATCTGACGTATGCCGATATCAACGGCGTGAAGGTCTGGACGCTGCTGAACACCCACAGCAACCTGCCGGCAGCGGCGGCGACCTGATGAGGAAGGAGGGACACGGCGATGACATGGGATTATGAAAAACTGGACGAAAACCTGAAGCGCCAGTGGCTGCCGATTAACGACTTCGATGGGAAGATCACCGGGAAGATCGTGTTCGGCGTTAAGGCCTGGATGGATGAAAACCCGGAAGAGCGGAAAGCCCGCGGATGGATTAAGCATATCCATTTTGAAAAGAAGGAAATGGATGAGAAATGGCCCTACAACCCGCGGACCCAGTACCGGCTGCAGAGCCTGAAGAGGATCGACGAGTGGACTGTCGAGGATGACTACCACATTATCGACAAGAGCGAAGAGATGATGCAGCTGGAAGAGCTGCTGGGCGTCGTCAACGCGTTTGGCGATGATGACAGTGTTATTACGTTTGGAGGTGTTGGGCTGTGATGGATCTGAATGTGATGGCTGAAATCCAGGACGAAAAGGCCGCCGAGATGGCCGCTGAGACCAGCGAGCTGGATCCGGAGACCGCCGAGGTGGCGGAAGAAAAGCGGAAGACCTTCGACCTGCCGACGAACGCGGCCAAGGTCGACCCGCTGCGGTAAGGAGGAAGAACGAGATGTATGACGTGACTCCGATCACAAGCAAAACCTATGTGGACTGCGGGCCGGCCTGCCTGGCGATGCTGCTGAACTACTACGGCGAGCCCTGGGATCAGGATCAGCTGATCAAGGAGTGCGGCTGCGAGCTCAGCGGCTGCACCGCGGCGGATCTGATGCGCGTCGGCAGGGCTCACGGGCTGGACATGAAGAGCTACAAAACCGACCTGGAAGGCCTGTTGAAGAGCGACCGGCCGGCGATCTGCTGGTGGAAGTACACGCATTTCATCGTATTCTGCGGGCTGGACGATCAGGGCCAGGTGGTGATTTGCAACCCGGATCGCGGCCGGTACCCGATCAGCCAGGGCACTTTCGCGGCCCTGTACAGCGGGATCGCACTGACCAACGGTGAGATGGAAGACCTGCCGGAAGAATAACACAAAAGCCGCCTTCGGGCGGCTTTTCTTCATAAGCGGAAGGAGAAAAAAATGGCTGCTGTATTGATGGACACGCTGGACAGGATTCGCGTGAAGGACCTGACCGGCAAGGAGTACGGATACAAGGACCTGCAGCAGGAGAAAAACCGGGAGTTTATCCGCGGGATGGCCTGGGCGTTGTGCCTGGTGAAAAGCTACGAGCTGGCCTTCGCGGAGACCGGCGACGCGGAGTTCGACGCCAGGCTGATCGACTATAGGGATCAGTACCAGCAGGGCGCAGCGATGAAGCTGCTGTCTGACTGCGGGGCCATGCTGATGAGTATGATCGGCGAAGAACAGGGAGGAAATAATACGTGATGCAGTTCCTGGTCGGCGTGGTGATCGGCGCGCTGGGAGCTGCGTGTGCGTGGATCGTGTTTGTTGTCATCTGGAGGGACCTACATGATAAGCGTTAAGGAGTTTCTGAGACGGGTCGAAGAGATCGCCACCGAGGCGCCCAGCTACCGCGAAGGCGGCACCGGAACGGACGGCACCTGTGACTGCATCGGCCTGATCGTTGGCGCGATCCGGCGGGCCGGCGGCAGCTGGACCGGGCTGAAGGGGAGCAATTACACAGCCAGGAACGAGGTCAGCGGACTATGGGAGATCGGTAGCGAGAAAGACCTGGCGATTGGTGAAGTGGTGCTGAAAAGCCACAAGCCTGGCGAGGCGGGATATGATTCTGACACGCTGAACGGCCGATACAGGAATTCGCCTGACCGGCTGGATTATTATCATATCGGCGTTGTGGAAAGCGTCAGCCCGCTCCGGATCCGCCACATGAGCACCGGCGGGCCGAAGATCGACACAAAGATCGGGAAGTGGACCCACCACGGATGGCTGAAGAAGATCGCAAAAGACGGAAGCGAGGAACCGACAGTGGAATACGAAAAAGTAATCATTAAGGGCGGCGTCGACACTGCGCCGATCCACATGCGCAGCGGGCCCGGAACAGGACACAAGATCCTGACGGACATCCCGCAGGGCAGCGAGGCGGACTTTGTTGGCAAAGCTGACGAGAAGTGGAGCCGGATTATTTACCGCGGCCGGCAGGGCTATGTGATGAGCGTGTTTGTGCAGCACGCCGATGGAAATGGCCAGCCGGATAACGGGGCGATTGCTGGTACCGTGATCGTGGACAGGGCTGAGCTGGAGCGCGTGTATGACCTGATCGGCAGCATGCTCGGGCTGAGGGGGTGAGAATTTATGCCTGAAGTTAAACTCCCCGACGTGGTTGTCTCCTGGCAGTCAATTATCAATGCCGTGGCGCTGGTCGTTGCCATCGCCGGGGTGCTGGTGGCCATTGTGAAAGGCTGGGAGGCGTATAACAAGATCAGCGTCCGCGGGCGTGTGAAACGATTGGAGGAGCGTATGGACAAGGTGGAAGCCAGGCTGCAGCTGGGCGATCGTTTGTTTGAGCTGCAGGCCGCTGACATGGGCCAGGCGCTGAAGACCCTGCAGTCGTTACTGTTCCATTTTATCAGCGGCAACGATCACAACAGGCTGCGCGAGCAGCTGGATGACCTGACGGAATATATGGCTGACAGAGCGACTAAGATACAACAAGAAGAGACAAAGGGGGAGCTGTGATGGATTGGAAGGAATGGTTCAAAGCTGCAGGGATCAGAGCGCTGCGGACATTCGGCGAAGCTGCGCTCGGGTACATCGGCGCGGGAGCGCTCGTTCTGGGCGATGTGAACTGGATCGGAGTGTTGAGCGCTGGTGCACTTGGTGCTATCACTTCCATCCTCCTGGCGCTGACAGGGCTGCCAGAGGTGGAAAAGAAAACAGCGGAAACCTGAAAAGGGGCGGGCGCAGGCCCGCTCCTTTTTTTGTGCCTAAAAATCGCGATCATAAGGGGATCGGGTCACACGGCTTTGAGTGTAAAAGCGATTTTTTCTAAATTACTAATGTTTTTCGCTGCATCAAATGAAAGGCCCCTTGGTGCCCTGGGCGTTCAACAATTCGGACCCCATCCCGCCCCTAGTTGAAAAGTTTCAATAAGGGAGGCGCACACA